TCAGAAAACATTAGATCTTCTTGATGAGGATGACGATGTGCAAGAGGTGTATACTAACTGGGATGAATAATCAGAAATCTTCTGAAAGCCAGTGTTTATGCGGGTTTGAAGTGTGTTAGGTACATCAAAAAGATGACGATATACATGAAAAAACCTTACCAGTGATTATAAACATATAAAAATTTACACTGCTCAGTGATGAGAGTACAAAACTTTTTAGACATATATCTCACGGTATATGTCTAGGAGGTTTTTTATGTTAAATCAAGATGTAATTCAAGAGTTTATTTTCGATTGCAAAATGAGGAAATTAAGCGAGAGAACAATCAAGGGCTATCTAAACAACAATCTAAGATTTTTCCGGTTTATTGAAAAAGAATATGGTATTACTGAACTGGAAGAAACATATCCAAGAGCTGTTCAAGGCTATATTGAATATTTAACAAGTCTAGGTAGGAAAGAGACCTACATCAATGGAATAATAAAAACTATGAGGGCTTACTTCAACTACTGTACAGATGAAGGCTATATTATGAAAAGTCCTATGAAGAAAGTAAAATTCCAAAAAGAAAAACAACCAGTAATCAAAACATTTACCAATGAAGAAGTTTATCGCATGATAAGATATTATCGAGGACCCAGATATTTAGGCATGAGAAACTACCTAATTATGATATTATTATTTGATACAGGCATTAGAGGTAGTGAATTGTGTGATATTGAACTTAAAGACATAAACGACAGATATATATTGATACACGGCAAGGGGAACAAAGAAAGGGTTGTGCCCATCACTCCTATTATGAATAAGGCTTTAATACAGTATCGCAGGATTAGAGACGAATATGTAAAAGATAAAGTACGTTATGATCTTAAATATCTGTTACTATCTCAGAAAGGGAAGCATTTAGATATTGCTACCGTAGAAAGAATTGTAAGACAATGTGGAGAAGCGTGTAAGGTTAGATCTAGCATAAGAATTAGCCCACATACTTGCAGACACTATTATGCACAAACACAGTTAAAAAACGGTTGTGATCTTTATACAATTGCAAGACTTTTAGGACATTCTGATATCAAAGTCACAAAAAGATATTTAGAATCATTGGAAACAAACGATCTTGTGGACATGGCTATCAGTACAAGTCCATTAATGAATTTATAACCTTTACACCAAACACACGTTCGTGCTATAATACTCAAGAGGTGAAATAAAATGTATAATACAACAAACATTCCAAAAGCTACTAAGAGAGTAAACGTCTCAGGAGACACACCGCCAGACATTTGGATGTCTATGTTAGATTCTTATGGTAAGCTTCAAAAATTCCACATCAGAGAACTACTTCTACAGGGTACTAGAAAAGAAACCAACTCAGCAAGGCAAGAGCGTGAAGTAGAATATTACAAAAGCAGAATAGAAGTGTTAGAACGATTCAACATCTCTACTAAGACAAAGATACTAAAATACATTCCATCGTCAGGCACATGGTATATTTGCGGAGAATATGCAGACTTATTAAAATCACAAAGTTTTTAAATAGATAGGAGGTGTTCTAATGAACAAGTTATTCGGAGTAGAAATCGGCTCATTCTCAATTAGACACAATAAAAAAGATAATACTTACCGCCCAGTAATTAATTACAAAAATAAATTATATATATTAAGGAAATTTAATAATCGTGATGATGCAATGAAGGCGCTGACAGAAGCTCAAAAGAAACTTTACAGTCATGTACGGTCAGAAGTAGAAGAAGCATATATACAACAAAAAAGGAAATTGAAAATACAATGAGAATATACGAATACAACGAAAGTGACAAGACACTCAATACAGAGTGCGGATTGTTCCACATAGGTGACACAGTACAGCTCACAGAAATTGACTCTCAGACGCCTGTGAAAACAGTCTTATATGGGGCTAGAATTGATTCTACAGAATACATCATTTCATTCTTCGATGATAAATGTGGGATGCCTTTATACTTGTCTGAGCATGAAATAGATGATATGTGTAGAGTAGAAAAATCGTAAAAAATAGGGTACACCAGAAATTAATCTGATGTACCCTTAATTTTTTATTCTTATTGTAATAAATTCCCTTGCAACAAATGATGAACACATTCTGGAATCTCTTTGTTTTCATTCTTTACCAGAAGAGTTGTATACTTGCCAAGACTTGCGTCTTTTTGAAAAATGAAGTCAACTTCTCCATAATCATCACCATTTTTCGTTGAATTTCTTCCTGCTCGTAACGACATTGGCAAGAAGTATTCATTAATTTTTTCTCCATTAGAATCTCTGTTCTCTGTTAAGCACAAAGTAAACTCTAAGTTCGATATGCCAACTTTATAAACAACACTGGCTGTTTCCATATTCCTAAGAATACGAACCTTCGTGTTTGTTAATTCATATAATCTTTTGAGACATGATAGTTTCTTTTTAGAGACTTCAAAAGGATGTCTTGGAGAGAAATAAAACTGTTGTGTAGTTAATGTTTTTTCTCTGGCATTTTTATAAAATTTTTTTGCAAACAATCTAGTTTCTACGCCAGCAAGATGCAAAAATCTATTGACTGGGAACATCACTTCAAAATATTCATTTCCATATACATATAAAAATGCTTGGCCAGCTAGGTATTGTTCATACATGGACGCTGCCTCTATAATATCTTGTCGTATTTTATTTTTCTTTTGTGTTTTTGATGCCATATTTACCTCATACGTAAAAAAGAGTGGGACAGAAGCCACACTCTTCGATAATTCTTTATTAGAGTTTTCTGCTGGTTGTCAGCCGTGATATCCAGTTAAAATATCTTTTCGTTGCAGAAATCCTTAAGTCCCCTGCATGGACTACGACTTTACTCCTAGTCGCAAGACGTGATATCCAGTTAAAATATCTTTTCGTTGTGGAAAATTACCCTGCTCCACTTGCAGCACAACTTTTAACGATGCTCTTTCATCGAGAATATTACTATTCCTACTTTCATTATACACAAATTCAAAACAAATACAACACTTTTTGATAAAAAAATAGAGGCAGAGCCTAGTTTATTCTGCTCATATTTACCCTCTCCGCAGCAGAGAGTAACAATTCTTTATCACTGACAAAGAAAACTAATAAAGAAAATACCGACTGATCGTCAAATCAATCATATCCCTTAGCATTTCTTTGTATAGGATAGTTTAATCCAACCATCTTTAGTTTTACCCCAACAATTCTTAACAGCTTTAATTGTAACTGTTGTGCCTTTCTTATAAGCATCTCTGACAATAGCAGCTGTTGTAGATGGAGACTTACGTACATTAAGAGCAGAAGCAGTTACTTTCACTTTGTAAGATTTGAACTTAGAAGATGCTTTTGGTTTTACTACTGTAGAACCAGAAATGTCTGCTTTGAATTGTGCAAAACCTTTACTATTTGGAGAAGCCCAAGGTTCGGGACAGCACTTTCCAGCCACCCTGTAGTGATCCGTAATGCGTGAAACAGGGACTCCGTATTTCTTCATATAATATTTCGTCAATTCAACAGTCTGTTTATACACATTATTAGGCACTTTCCCGACAGAATTACACATCTCAATATTTAAGCTGTTAGCATTAGTGCATTTGCCCCAATCAACAGCATACTTTCTTTCATATAATTTACCAACGCTCCATGCTACATTAGACAATGGAACAGATTTATATACATATTTACCGCCATCAACAAATACATGTGCGCTTGCATTTCTATTTGGAGACTGGAAGTATTTACAATTTGCTTCACTGGTATCTCCTTTGTTGCCTGTGTAATGAATTACGATCCATTTAATATCTTTTAAGCTTCTCTTGACACCATAGTTGTCAGAGTTGCATTTTAAAGTTTTAAATTTTAATGCCATAAATATCAAACTTCCTTTCTTTTATCTAAAAAGAGCAGCCACCATAACAGCGACTGCCCCAACAACTAATTATTCAATTACTAATTACTCACTTAGCAAATTATCCAACAATGTCGTCAGACTCTTTACCCTCTGCGACATCGTCTAATTCTTTCTCAAATAAATCCTTATCAACTTTTACGATTACGTCTTTATCTGCAACCTTTTCCATAATCTGATCAATTTCATCAGCGGTTAATCTACCATCACGTAATGCGTAAGCAATCTTATCTCCTGTCTGTGCAAACCAAGTAAAGCTATGATTCTTCCAGTTACCATAAGCAGAAGTACCAAATACAAATACCCAACTTACAATCTGGTTAATTACATCTTCATGCACATCAATTACAGGTTTGCCTGCCGCAGTTAATCCCATATTGATCCAAGCTAACACCTGTAAAATCAGACTTACAACAGTATGTGGTTTAACTTCACTCCAGTTAATGCTTGTTAAAAATTCCTTAAATTTGTTCATAATGCAATCCTCCTTTGCAATAAAAAAGACCTACAAGAATGACTCTTCATCCTTAATAGGCAATGCTTTAATTTCGTTATACATTTTTTCTCCAACGCCATTTTGATGTAATTGGTCATGGTATACCTTATAAATAGCATTGATGTTTTCAAGCCCCGTAGGGGAAATACAACCTTTTTGCTTGTAATACCTGTGGGCTTGTTTGATTCTGTCTCTTAGCATTGCAGCAACACCTTCAGATAAAGCAACGTCCATTGCGCACGCATCATCTAATTTTTTAGCCAGTTCAGCTGTATGTGCAAATAGTCGTTCCATGCCTACCTTTTGGTCTGTTAATAATGCGGCTTGCTCTCTCATCATGTCTTTGATAACTTGAATATCTTTATTCTGATTGCTCAAAATCTGTGTTAGTTTATCCAAAGTTTCTGTATGCTTATCGATCATTAAGCGTTGTTGTTCAATCACTTCTTTTTGATGTTTCTTTTCTAATGAAGCACGTGTCTCAAAACCAAACTTTTCGTTTAATTTGGAAGTGACATCAAAAATTTTATCTGCAAACAAAAGAACCGCAAAGACAAACACTGTCAATGCAGCCCCATGTTGAGATAAAAAATTAATTATAATATTCCAATTTTCTATCATGTAATTACCTCGATTATTTTATAAAAATCACTCCTTTAAGTCTTTACCAAACATATTCTGGTTTTTCTTCTCCAAATAATAAATATCTCAGCGAATCATCTACAACAATGCATACTGCACTCAGTAAAATCCATAAAATTGTATAAGGTAAGCAAATCTGCCCGCACAGATTAAAAGGCATCTGAGAGTAATCCCAAATGCCTAAACCTAACCATAAATTTAAAATACAACCCGCTATGAATTCCATTACAGTAACAATCAATCCTCCGAGAATCATTTGTTCACGAAAGGGCATAAGATGGTAGAAGAAGCGACTGTTATTGATCAGCCCAATAAGAATAAAGCAAGTACCACCTAACACTCCCATTGTCCAATGTGTATATCCTCGCCAGATGATTTCAATTCCACAATAAGCAAATGCTCCAATAAGGAATAAGATAAGATATTTACATGATTTCTTTACATGCAACATATCTATTCACCTTCTTTTTGATCATCGTCCTTGTTTTCACTTTCATCTTTACAAATAAGCTGAAGAATCATAGGATCTCCAATCATTGCACCAGAGTAGTTTTCCATAACATCACACAATTCATCAAATGTCATTCTAAGTTTATGGAACTCAATTTCTGAGGTTTCCATACTCAAAGGATTAAACTCTGCTAAGAATTTCTGCCCATTTTCTGTGCCATTGATCTGAGCGTCAGTAGTAATGTCATATTTCTGTAAGAGTTTCTGTTTCTCTTCAAAATATTCTTTCAGTTCTGTCTGACACTTTCTAATAGTTTTGGCAAGTCCAAATGTTAGAGTACAAGGGGCTGGCTCAGCACTCTTTGTTAACGATGCATAAATTGTATTTAACTGTCCTAAGATCATATCTGCCTGCATATTTGTCATTTCCATATTAATTTTCTCCTTTTCTCTGTTAAACTAATTATTCTTCAGTCGTAACTGAATCTTTTCCTGTTTCATCTGTCTTATCAGTCGTAACTAAATCTTTTCCCTCTGAAGGAGTAGTAGGTTCTGTTGACTGCACAGGAATTACTTCATATTTAATTTCAATCTTGTCCAATTCTTCTTTGTTAGTAGAACTGAAAATTTGCGCTTTTGTTACATTCATCTGTTGGAAATAAGGATAGATAAATGCTTTGATCATTGCTGTTAATTGCACAAATTCCTCAGCAGTGAATGTTTCACACGCACTCTTCTTACTATGCCATTCAAGAGTTACTTGCTGACCAGCAGTAGTAAGAGCTTGATATTGCATAAAGTTCAGAGCCATTTCATTCTGATCTTCTTCAGATACTCCATAAGGCTTACCATTGAATTCTACACTCTGACTTGCTAAGAACTCAGCGAGAGCAGCTTTGTTTTTCTCCTGTAAATAGTTCTTGTACTCATCAAGAGTCAGTGTGTTAACGTCAACGATCTGATTAACTTTTTCATCAAGTCGCTGCACCTGTTCTACAATATTTGCTCTTGTAAGAGATACAATTAGCGCATCTTCCCATTCTCCATTTGTGTTGTTATATAATCCTTGTTGTAAAGAGATTTCTTTGTAATTGTTAAAGCATGTATAAGTTGCAATCTGCACATCATCTCTGTAGATGTCTAATGTTTTGAAGTTTGTAAATGCTGATTTAACCGCTTTTAGATCATCTGTGCAAACGACAAGTTTACATTCCATGTCAAAAGTCATAGAATTAAACTGCATAAGATTAAACACTTTGTCGTCAGAGCTATCTAATTTAACTGTGTATACCATATGTATTTCACCTTTCTTTCTGTAAAATTGCATACAAAAAGAGCAGTCCGAAAACTGCTCTATGTATGACCAAATTTATGTTTTATTTAGTTGTTTATCCGTTCTTAAAGTCCAAGCTTTGCTTCGATTGCTTGTAGGCGAGCTTCTAAGTTCTCTTTCTCTTGTTTGACTTGTTCAAGTTCTCTTCGTGTTTTTTGAATCATATGGGTATTTAATGCAATAAATTCTGTATAAGAAACACCATATTCCGTTTCAATATCGACCTCAACATCTTTCCCGAAACGCTTTTCAATATCTTCTTGTACGAGCGGTCTATGTGTTACTACAGCAAATTTATCAGAATCATAACCCTCGGATTCTAAGATGTCTTCTGTTTTATGAGCACCAAATCCAAAATGAGTTTTCTTACCATCGTAATCTCCAATGTAATTGAACCCTATAGGATTTAAATTCATATAAAACTCTTCATACTGATCGAGAGTTGTAAAATTTTCTTTAAGATTTTCGTCCGAAGTAGAAATGCTGTGAGATGCCCAGATTGAAGTTCCATACAAACGTAACTGTTGACCATCGTCTCCGATACATACACCACCCCATGAAGTACCTCTAGCAATTTGGAATCCATGTGCCCAGTAGAATGATTCACTATCGGAACCAATGATAACTGCACCAGAGCTATGTACTTCAGAGCAGTAAAGATATCCATTAGCAGTAAGATCGTTAGCTGCAATATTACCAGTTAATTCCATTGATTTGCCAAAATAATTCCCTGCATAACAAATAGTGCATCTGGTGTATCCGTCTTCATCAACACGAAACGCAGTAGTTCCATCAGATTTATTAGTGATTGTCAAATATCCGTTATTCAATGTTAATTTTAATGCCGAACTTTCACTTGAGAAACTTCCACAATATACGCCTCCATCATATCCAACTCTAAATGGCGCAGAATTGCTATCTTCTTTTCCTGCCCAGAAAGCTTGATCCCCACCAATACCAGATGCATTACTTCCGCTATTTGTCATTAGATACGTTGATGTAATATCATAACGTCCAATCTTACCATCTGTAGCAGTAATCGTTCCAGTAATATCTGCATCCGCGGCTGTTAATTTACCAGTATGACCGACCTTAAACACAGCACTATTTCCGTTGTCGTTACTTGTTGCGCCAGCCCAGAAAGCATAAGCGCTTCCATATTTGCCAATACCAGTATATTTACCAGATCCTGTCGTATACATCTTATCCTTAATGATAGTCCACCCTGCAATACTACCCTTAGTAGCAGTAATCTGTCCACTCAAGTTCGCATTCTTGGCAATCAAATTACCATTTGAATCCCAACTTAAATTAGGACTCTTAAAACTACCATCTGCCAGATTTAAGAAAGATCCCTGTGTTCCACCAGAAGAGATGTAGTTTTTGGATTTAATTGCATCTGTTGCGATTTTGTCTGCCGTGATGGAACCTGCCAAAATTTGATTACCAGTAATAGTATCGGTTTTAATACTTCCACCATCTATGATAGTTTCTTTATCGAGTATGTAAGTACCAGGCTCATTTGAAATAGAATCAACCTCTTCCAACATAATGCAATCTACCCATACATTGAAAGTTTGAGGCACATTAGAACTGCTTGGTTTCCCCCAGATAAGAGGAACCACAGACCAGTATAATCCAGTTGCATTATCTGCGACTTTAATTGCACAAATAGCTCGTTGCCAATCCGTACTTAGATTAACATAAGTGGAACTTCCTGGTAATCTTCTCGGATCAATGTTAGATAGATAAAGTCCATTTGTTTTAGTGTCTGGGGTATCATGTCCCTGAATATCTATCATGAACATTCCCGTAGTAGAATCTGATTTTACATAACAAGAAAGTATGTATTGTTTGCCTGCTTGTATTTTTACACAACCGTAATTATTTGCAGAACTTCCTAAATACAATGGTGTTGTACTTGAGTTTAAATTTGCAGTAGTATAACTGATTTTAAGAGATTTATCTCCATTATAAGATACCGAACTATCAATGCCGACAGAAGTTACACCGTTATCTTTTGCGTAGCATATAGCATTTTCCTGTGAAGCAACATTTTCAAAACTAGAGTAATCTAAATTATATAGATTCTTTCTGCCCTCTCCTTTAGCAGTATTCATAAAGCTTACAACACCATCAATATTAATGTTTGCTGATACAAGATTTATTAATCTATCAGTAATTTCAAAATTACTTGAACTTGTTCCACTTTTAACAATCCAACTGAATTTATCAGCCGCTTGTTGAGCAATAGAAGTGGCATTTTCCAAATCATCATCTACATCTTGTGGGTTAGGAGTCCAATCTGAACATATTTTACCTGTTTCTAACTGCATATTATAAAAATAATATATACCAGTTGCCTTAAACAAGATTGAAAGATCGGTTCCAGTAGCAGTAAAAGAAGTGTATTGTCTGACCCAAGACGTAGAAGATGGCAATTCTTCTCCCATAACAATGAGAGAAGAGGAATTGGAGTTTTTAAGATATAAACTAAACGTATAATTTTTCCCAGATGTCATGATATTTTTTAAAACAAATGGGACAGAAGTATCTGTAATTGTTAATTTCGCACATTCGATTGAGCTTCCATTTAAATCTATGTCTGTAACTTTTTCTATTGTATTTGCCGTTATTATCGCCTCCTTCTTGATTGACCTATTTAGTTTTTTTGCATAAAAATAAGACCCAAAGGTCTTGTGTGGTTGTTAACTAAAGCCTGCTTTAGTTAATTACACTCAGCACTCATTATATTGTTTTAGGTAATCGTAAATTCCTTTTCCCATTCCATTAGCAATCACATTTGCTAACAAAAAATATCCCATCTCTGACAAATGTGTAATATCATATTCATGTATTTTTCCATCAACAACAGTATATTTAAAAGGTGCGATATCTACATTAACTACTGCAATTTCTTTTTCTTTCCCAATATCATAAATTTTATCAACAGTATCTTGCTTAGAATAGCCATTCACAGTAAAAGGAGTTATAAGAAAAATTTTCACATCATTATTATCGCTTATAAACTTTTCGATTATTTGTTTGTAAGCACTTATCTGTTCATCTGTTGTTAATCCACCATTAGTTCCTAAAAACAGTAATATAAAACCGTATTCTGCGTAATTATTTGATTTTACACGTTCGTACATTTGCGAAGCTGTCCATCCTGGATGCCCATCTACATCTACTGCTAGATTTGTCATTTTATTAAACCAATAAGGATAGTTTTTTGTAGTGTTAATTGCTCCGCTACTAGCACCATTTACAACTCCGTATGTTAGGCTATCTCCAATACATAATCCCTTTTTACCTTCGAACACTTTTAATAAATATCTATAATCTTCTTTAGTGTTTAGTATGCCTAATAAAGCAGATTTTAATTTTTCTAAATATAATATTTTTTCAATGCTATACTCTTTATTTGATCGACAGCTTAGGACAAGATATATATCTTGATCAGCAGTATATTCAAATACCATTTCATCATTACTTGTACCGACTGTTATAATATTTATAACTTTTCCAAAATCAGGAGTTGATTCTGACATAATCGCATGATTCGCTGATCCAGATGCCTTAAACACAATAGTATCGCCAGCCTCCAGTTTTAAATTAATACAAGCAGAATTTGTATCGCTTTTTATCTCACCATTTTTGTACACCATTTTGCCCGTGATTAATTCATAGTTTTGTTCTGTTGCTAAAATTTTTTGAAGATTATTAATTTCATATTCATTTTTTTTGACTTGAGGTATTTCTAAATCGTTATTAAAAGCAACATCTTTGTGTGTTGTTCCTGGCACTGAAAAAATACCAGTTGCTTCACTACTTAATTCAGCCCAAATATGGAATTTACAATTTTCAAAATTCTGACCATTTGTTAAAGAAATTTTGCTCCTATTTTGTCCATTAATAGTTCTATCTTTAACAGTTGTTGTATTTTTTGTAAATTGTGCATAAGCATTTGATTGATACTTATATAATATGTTCTGATTGAAATCGCCTTCTAATAATTCGTAATAAAATTTATAAATGCCGTCTGATAAATTTTCCGCAAGTGGAATTGTAAATTCTGTTGTGGCTGATGCCGTACCATTTAAAGATAGAACATTGTCTTGATAAGACAATGTAATGCCATTCTTCTCTTGTTCTTCTACATTTGTAAAATTTAGTTTGTTTGTTGATTTTGTTTCTGTTATTTTAACGACATTCCCTAAGGATTCCTTTAGTTGATTAACTCCTTCAGACAGTTCGTTAACTTCTGTTTTCAAATTTTCATAATCCTCCGAAGGAGTACCCCCCCCGCAGATTTTAAAGCTTCAGATAAAGTTTTTTTACTAACCTGTCGTACCTTACCTGAATCGTTTACAAATATATTATCTACAGATGTGCTTATATCTACATCTGTAAGAGCTTTTGTATTATTCATATATTTTCCTCCATATTCAATAAATAATTTTATAACCCATTTGCCCAATCTATACAGGCAATTAAGCCGAACACAGTTACAGTTGTGCTACTATAATTACTCCCAACTGCTTGAGCATACACACTAATCACATCTCCAACTGCACATTCTAAATCAAATGAAATACATTCAACAGTAGAAGAAGTGATAGTGGTAGAGTTTGCGGAAGTTCCATTTTTATATAAAGATACTGTTGGAGATCCGCTTGAAAAACTACTTTTTGCAACAGCAGGGATTTTAAATCTATATGTACCAGCTTTTTTAATTGTGATAGCAATTCCAGTATCTGTAGCAGTTGTAGCAGTAATATTTTTACCCGTCCAATTAGCAATAACAGGAGTGTCTCCAGCAATAATTGTGTTTGGTAACCCACTTCCAGAACTAGATCCACTACTTGAACCTGTATATGTTCCCGTTACTCCAAAAATAGATATGCCAGATTTAATATTACTTGCTACTAATTTAGAATCACCTTTAATTGTTTGAGTTCCAGAAAGATATTTCCCACTTGCAATAGTTTTGTCTGTAGTTCCTGGAGTAATCGTTTGAGCTGCTTGATTAGGAATAGTTCCTGTTAATTTCCTTCCATTCACATATGCTGTTTTACCGCTACGGATATCAGAAGCTGAAGCAGTAGCATCTGTCGTGTCAGTACCGCTTGTAGTCGTTCCAGCCTCGCAAGTTCCTGTCTGTCCTAAAATAGTTACACCTTTTTTAATGTTTGCAGGAATAATCTTTGCCTTTTCTGTGTCAGAAATTTTTACTGTTCCAGACCCACTATGATAACCTGTTGGAATGGTATAACTGCCATCTTTTGTACTGATCGTTCCAGCTACATTTCCATTATTTTTCATAGTGCCCTGAATGCGTCCTTGATTCGTGACAATATAGGTACCTGCAAGCACATTTGCTGCACTTGCGGTAACTTGAGAAACGTCTTTCCATTTTTCGTTATATGCCTTCATTGCTTGCTCAAATTGTGATGCTGTATAAGACAGCTTATAATTCGCCATTAATTAATCACCTCCGCTATCATGTTATTGATTTGTTGACCCGTATAATTTTTAGTATAGTTTTCAGTCGCTGTTAAGGTATTTCCATCCTTATCTTGTAAGGTATTTCCGTTTTTATCTGTTAATGTAACTTCTTGCGCAGTAGAAGAATCACCAAAACCATAATCTGCAAAATCTAAAGTATTACTATTTCTGATAAGATTCCTTGCACCAATATTAGAAAAGTCTTCTCGTTTTGCATAAGTTTTCCGTACTTCGGTTTTAAATCCTTCAGAATCTTGCTCCAACTTTGAATATTTCTCACTAAGTTGTTGTACTTGTTCCCCATTATTGCTTACTCCTGTTTCAACATCAGAAACACGAGAAGTGATACCATTTAAATTTACAATCAGTTCAGATACTTTTGAGTTGATATATGTTTGTCTACCTGTGATTGTACCTTGGTAGCAATTCATCTTCGTGCATTGTTTATAAGCTGATAATGTGGCACCAAAATAATAGTTGCATACATTATCAGAAGAATTAATAATAATTTCTATAGAGTTCCATCCTTCTTGAAATGTCATAACTACGGGATTTGAACCAGCCGTTCCAGCACTACCAATCGCACCACCATTCACATAGATGTTGTAAGTATCCTTAAAAGTAGCAGTAGTTGTCCATTTTACTGATTCGCTAAAATACACAAAAGTCAAAGCGTAAAATACCAACGGATCATTCGTCACAGAAAATGTTAATCCGTCTTGCAATTTATCATCTTCGTATAGCAAAGTTTGTGCTGCCACAATATCTTTCGATGCAAACATTTCCATAACTGCTTTGTCTTTGTAACTATCGGCAAACACACTCTTTTGATAGGCAGACACAAGCCATTTGTTTAACCCTTCATTAGAGTTAGCCAATTTATTGTTAATTGCTTCAAGATCGGTACTGTACTTATCTTGAGATACTTTATTTGTAATCTCTTTTGCCTGCTTATCTACTGTAGATTGCAATTCTGTTACAGTCGTTTGGGTGCCCTTCAAAGACTCGGTAATATCCTTCAATTTATTCTCATTACTATCAAATCGTTGATCTAGGTCTTCGGGAGCAGCTGACCATCCTGATGCAGATTGTCCTTTTTCTAGTTTAATGTCCCATAATCTAATTGTGTAAGAATTAGTACCATCTGAATACTGATTAACTCTAAGTTTATATTTAGTTGTTTTAGGGGCAGTAAAAACAGCATATCCTTTTGACATATCCAAAAAAGTATTAGTGTCATCACTTACAAGCCATAACCCCACCAATTTTTCTGATGGAGTATGTCCACCTGTGTCATGTTTGGTTGCCCAATTACTATCGGTTTTTGCTTGTAATGTGTATTTTTGATTTGCACTTAGATCAACAGAGGTAATGATTTTAGGATATGTTGAATAATCGTCTGTTTTTGAACCAATACGCTCCAGCGGATTTGATTCTCTATAAGAAGATGTGTTCAGTAATAAGTTTCTGCCATCGCCAGAATCAATTACATCATAAAACTTTGAAATGGTAGTAGTTGCATAAATTTCTTCATCATCTGTAACGATTTTAAAAGTTATTGCAGCAATTTGATCATTAAACAAATCACAGTTTTTACTAATTATTAGAACATCTTTACTGATGGTAAAACCATGCGTACCACTTGTGATATCGGTAAAGGATTCACCATCTAAGCTATACTGATATCCTTTAAAATTGATTTCTCCTTGAAAAGTAGGAATTAATTTGATTGTATTTGGGGAGAATGTAGCCCCACCATCTGTAGACTTAAACAAAGAAGAAGATGGAGACAAGCTTACACTCCTAGCACTTGTAGTGATTGCTATTGTTATTTCTCCCCAAGCTGCCAATTTACTCATAGCTTTGCCTCCTATCTTTGCTAATCAAAAGAAAGAACAATGCTATCTATTTCATCAAGAGAAGACGCTTTTTGAATTTGTTTTTCGTATCGCTGTTGTTTTTCTACCAAAGGTGTTACATAGCTATCGATTTCCATAGCCAATTGTGTTAACTCTACAATTGACCAGTCTTCACAAATATCTCCAGTATCATTCCATTTTAATAAATCATATGATAGATTTTGTTGCGCGTATAAGTTATACATTGCAACTTTAGAGGTTAATTGTCGTTGCTTTTCTTCTGTAACATTATAATATCGTCCGTCAGAATATTTGGCAGTAGAAAACAAAGGATGTGTTTCTAAATAATTTGCTAGCGATACTTTGGATTTTGCAATTTTTTGTTTTTTAATAGGTTCTAATTCCACATCTGGTGTAAAATTTAAATATTCGTCAGGATTCATTTTTACATCAACCAAATCTATTAATTCTTTATCGATTGAAAACTCATTGTAGTCATACTCAATGTACTCTTCAAAATCATCTTGTCCTTGAATCTGTTCTGCCTTTTTTACTTCATTTAAACAGATAAAAATATAATATTTGTCCTCAGATTCAGAAACCTTGACAGTAGGTTGCTGATCCGAAAATCGTGCTTTTGTCATAATTTCTCACCGCTTTCTTACATATACTCATTACTTTAGTTACTTTGTATTTACGAATAATTCCAAAACTGTTAGTGTGTTTTAAAATACCCCAGTATGACAAGCATTTTCTCGCTTGCTCAATAGGAATCATTTTATGAGATTTCCACCGACGCAATAAACACAAACAACATCTTCGAATCCGCTTAAATACATATTTGCGGATTGTCATATGCCACCTATAAATGCGAAACCCCATCATATCAACAAAATCATTATCATGAGCTTTATTCCCAAACTTGCATGTTGCGATAACCCACGATTTTTTAATAGTTAAACCTAATTTATTTTTGCAATATTTAATAATTAATTTCATTGCTCTATGCAAATCTTTTGTATTTGTACCAGTAATAAAAATATCATCCATATAAATTAATACATGTGACGTGAGGTTAACTCTTTGCATAGTACCGTCTCTTTTCTTGCGAATACGATACATGTTTTCTGATATTTCATGATACAATTGTGACATATACAGATTGCATAAATATTGCGACAAATAAGATCCAATAGACAACCCTTGTTCAAATGTATTAATCAAAGTTTGTATTAACCATAACAAATCATCATTTTTAATGCGTTTGTTAAGAAAATTCATTAATAATCCATGATCAATACTAGGGAAGCATTTCTTTACGTCCGCTTTACCAATACATCTTAGATTTTTATTTCTCATCCATCTACTAATCCTTTTGGCTCCAGCTAATTGTCCACGTCCTTTGATAGAAGCGTATTGATGTTCTCCAATGCGTCTTAATATGTCGCTTAGTCCTTCAACAGCAATATAATCATAAATTTGCTGTTTGACGTTTTGTATTCCAATTCGTCTTAACTTACCGTTTGAGGCATCAATTTTATCTCGATACCATATTGGTATAAATTTTAAGTTTCGATCAAATAATTCAATTCTGATTTGATCAATCAACAACTCAACAAATCTAAAAATAGCTTTAATTGAAAATTTCTTCATTATATAATACAACTGATTTGGTGTTAGTCCACTGACAGTTGACAACAACTGCAATGTATCATTGCGATAATATTTCCCACGTAAACAGTTATAAGTTGCACGAGATATCAACTCTCTGTCGGTGATATCTACGTTTTTACAATATCGTTTAATGTTTTAGACCCCCGTTTCAAATTTTAACATCGATTGTCTTTAAGAGGGCTTTCGGTTTTTCTACTAACCCCAGCTATGATCAACTGCATCATAACTCCGTCCCTGTTTCGCTATACGATTACTCGTAAGATACTAAAGTTTCGACTGGTCTCTAAAAAGAATTTTTGCTATCTAGCAAGGTGTAGTTACAAAAGCGACTACAATAATTTTTGCAATTACGAAACATGGCACAAATATAAATATAATGATTAACATATCCGCAGCGCAGTAATTCCAGTTCGTCCTGTCAAGCCTGTTCCTGCAATTCAAGTAAGCAAAGCCTGCATTCGAACCATTCCTGAGATTACCGCTTGTACCATGAGACCCTATGTTTCATTTAAAATTATATTTTTTATATCGAACGGTCGTCATAAAGGGTGCGCCCCTCTTCCCTCTAAAGAGGGAATTCACCCCCTAGACGACCTATTTTAATCGGCAGCGCAGAAACTCCAGTTCGTCCCGCCAAGCCAGCCCCAGCAAGCCAAGCCAGCAAAGCCCGCAAGCGAACCATTCCAGAGATGACCGCCTTGGCAATATTCTCTTGTACCAGAGGTTGAGGTTCCTCCTGAATACACTCGATCAGCAAAACCTTGTTGGTCACTCGTCCCTTGAGAGCAAGGATACCAAGCACCAGTGTCTACGTTAACATTGATATCTCCAATCCAATAGTCATTTCCTTTTCCGTCAGAACTAGCAGGAATATTTCCAATTAATGTATAATTTTTCTTAATATCTGCTTCGGTTGTAGTATGTTTTACTCCATTAGGAGCAACATATACATCTTTACTGTAATCGGCTTTGAATACTATTACTGCATCAGAAGCAACCATATAACCTCCGTTAGAGTATTCCCTACCTTGAACACGATATGGGTATTTTGCGTTTGTATTCGATACCATAGAACCATCGTGCTTCCCAATGACTTTATCTGTAGTACCTGAGTACCATTCCATTGTTGATAAATATACAGGGGAAGTTACAGTATCTGATAGTGTAACTTGAGTAGTTGTAAATCCTTGGTCTTCAGAAATATCTAAATATACAGCTTTATTGTTATCGTCCAGCGAGTCAATTCTTGTAATTTTTGCCTTATTGACATATTTTTGCATATTAGATTGTCCACGATCTACATTGGCGGCTCCATTACTTAACCCTGCATATCCAATAGATACTGTTGATCCAATAATCAAATTATTCGCTTGTGCATTTGTAATAGGGAAATAAGTTGCCTTTTCAGATCTTTCAACAGAAGCACTATATTGAAAAGAGTAGCTCGTACACCCAGTCAATAATTTTTGTGAATTTTTAGTTGCTCCTTTAATCATAATAAAAATCATCTGAAAAGTATTTCTTTCTACTCCAGCACCCCAATACCCAATACCTTTTTTCTGATAATTAGTAATCATATTTTGATAACTTTGGAAGTTTTCTGGTTTTCCGTCTGGTAATGAATGTAGTAAACCATCGTCACCTAAGCTTGAAACATATTTACTTCCAATACACCAAGGAAGTACCGTGCCGTCAGCTTGGACACATTCGCTCCAAGGGTGTAACACAATATCTGTTCTCAGTGGATGGGGCGTGTCTGAGATTGTTACATCAATATACCCCTCTTCGGTATTTGTCTCAAAATTATAATAGAAACTTGGCTGAATAACGCCAACATCGACATTACCTGTTGTTGTATATCCGTCCTCTCCCTCGATAGCAGTAGGATAAGCAGTACCGTCTGCATTTCTTTTATAATTGCAGTTGTACCATTCAAAAAGAGAGTGCTCTCCATTTAAATAATCATCTTTTCCTTCAACTGTATCTGTGCTTGGTTCGTATTGTAATCCTATGTTATCTAATAATTTTGTACCTTCACAAGTAGGATTCTTGGCAAATGTATAAAATCTGGTTCTATAAATCTTTCCAGTTCTACGCAAGTCAAAGAAATCCCCAACAGTTTTTGCGTGTGGAGTATTATGTAACACATCATATAATACGGATTTGTCTACTTTATTTTTTTCTAAAGATTCTGTATTCTTTCGCATACCATCTATTTCAAGTACCTTTTGAATTTGTTCTTTACTAGCTCTTCGAAATGTTCCATTGTCTTCTATGTAAAGAGTAGCTTCTGAATCAACTTCAGAAGCTACATCTACGATCGTTATTTTTTTAGAATCTGCCATTTACATTCTCCTCTCTATTTATACATCAATTTCAACATGGCAAGCAAAAATTGATTTTACATCTACAACTGTATGATCCAGATAAATAGCTTTACCTACGGCAAATGGTTTTGTAGTGTCAGTAACATTACCCATACTGTCTCGTCTATACCATTTATAATCTCCTCTTGGTAAATCATCACCTTCTGCATCTTTCCAAGAGTTTGCAACGAATTTTTTCAACACAACGCTCTTAGTAGTTTCATCAATATGGTAATAAAAATCTCCTTCCCTAGCATCAGAAGGAGCTTTAGTGTCAAAAATATCTGTTTTTAGTTCATCAGCTTCAACATTATTTTGGTATGCTCTTGCGTAAATAGCGCCAATACCCTTGCCATTTACCAGCTGACTTCCTAATGTAGAAAATGGCTCACACCGTAGAGGATCGGATCTATCAGTCACACACCAATATGCTACATAAGTGTTTCCGCAATAGGTAGCAACACATCTAATATAAGCAAGAGAATCTACCATATCAGTAGTTACAGTTAAGGAAGAAGCAGTTGCAGTTGCAATGTTATCGTATCCAGTTCCTGTGTAAATAGCCCACTGATAAGTAATTGTGCTTGCTCCAGTATCAGTTAAAGCAATTCCATTTTCGTCTGTTAAAACACTATTACTTTCATCCACTAAAACTACATTGGCATCCATAGAGTCAATAACAACTCCCCCATCTGTTAATCGTGTTTCTAACAAAACATTATTTACAGTTTCTAATGCAACATCTTTCTTAATAACATCTCCATATGGAGCATAAATCTGAAAGATAACAGCATTTGCTCCTGATTTGGATTGTAGGTTTTTAGTTAATGTAAACTTATGAACAGATGTTACTCCACCTGTAACGAAAGTAATCGTAATATCACCAGAAAGAGCATTAAATAAATTAGCTCCCTTCTCGACTGACAATATAATCATACCACCCGCACCAGATGTAGCATTCTTGTTAGATTTTAAAGTTATTCCACTAGGGAGAGGAGTTGCAACAGAGGCTTTCCCATCAATTCTTGTCACTCCTTGATAACAATCATAAGGAATTTCAATATCTTTTGCTTCAATTACATAACCATTTGTAGTACAGGCGATAGATTCTGCAACATTTCCCATCACTACATTAATTGCACCTTGTCCATCTTTACCGGCTTCTCCATCGCTACCATCTGATACAACAGTTATAGTTTGTGTATCAAGTAATTTTGAAGTGCCTCCTGCTTGATATAGCTCACATTTAATTGTTTTAATCACATTAGAAGAAGGAATATAGAATTTAGACGATTCATCGGAACTAGATGTATATTTAAGCACATAAGTAGCACCATCTGCGCTTTCATAAATCTTAAAACGTCCAGACAATACACTTGGAGAACTTTCACCAACAATCATAGTAGCTGAGAATGTTACACCAGCTGGAACAAATTCTTCATTTTTATTTAACGTGAGATAGCCAACATCTGTGTTGATAGTTCTAAAAACAGCGCTATTTCCATCTGACCCACTGCGATCTTTATTCATAGAAAAACGCTTCGTGATAGTTGTGTGACCAGATTTGGCACAAACGAATTCTACGTACCCGCTGTCAACAGTAATTCCTGTTACCGTATAGGTGTAAGTTTTCGTGTTAAATGTACCACTTACACCTGCACTTGGAGTAGCAGTAATATTCCAGTTAGACGTATCATCAGTTGCTCCTTTTAAAACCTGAATAGTTGTTGTACATCCATTTAAAGAAGTCGAATATAATTCTCCAGTTGCAGAACAAGGAATTGATTGAGTATCATTTGATAAGTTACAAGTAAAAGTGCTACTACCTGCTGCACCATCTCGCAATTTACTAATCTGATGGATATCATATAAATTACCATCAGAAGTAACCAGTTTAATTGTTGCTAAGTCATTTATAAATACATCATCGGTCGCTTTTACTGTCAAAGTAACCTGATTTGAAGATCCTGGATAGACAGTAAATACCCCATCTGCGTTTTTATATTGCCATTGTTTAATAGTTGCATTGGACAGTGATGCTGTTAAAACAATAGAATCAGAACCTAATAATTTCCCTTCGCCATTGTATTTAAAAGTCGTATCACCAGTGATATTACAATCAGATAATTCTTGTGCATTGCTGATACAGGATAATGAAATCTGAGATTTAGACTCAATTGAAACGTCATTTGTATTAGGATCGATATAGCTAAAACTACAAATATATGTAATTGTTTGCCCAGCGGCAAGTATATTTTTAGAAACTGTTAAAACACCATTTCTAACAGTTTCTCCTGTAACTAAATCAGTTAAAGAACCGCTGCCAACCTGTCTTTGCCAAGACAATGCTAACCCCGAAGCAGTTAATGCTAATTGTTTGTCATTAAAAAAAACTGTTGGTGTTAACTCTAAATTTGTCTGCCCCCAATCAGGAGAGTATTTAGCAGTTGTGTTAGGATCATAAATTTGTTGTAAGGGGAGAGAAGAAGTAATATATGTACTTAATTTCCCTATATCGGTCTGATCGATGATAGTAATATCTCCCCATGCGGCTAGTTTACTCATAGATTTGCCTCCTTTATTTATATCGTATTTTTCTAGTTGTTATAATTTCTTCGTCTATAAGAAAAGAGCATGAAAAACATGCTCCATATCGTGCGTCACTTCTTGTGACAGTTATATTTTTTGTTCCGTTTGAATGTTGCTCATTCCAATAAGTATCACTGGCAGAATCGTAAGAGACTCTTTCCCATATAAAATGTGAATTATCGTATTGGTCTGTAACTTCATTTGTTCCTTTAAATAATGTGATGCTAATTGTTGTCTCTGGGATTTTAGAATTTAAAGTTGTACCATTAGATGTTCTAAAGCGAATTTCATATGGTACATTATCTTCTATTTTTTGATCCAATTCAGTTTTTGTGTTATTTATAGAATCTGTAAGTTCATTTAATGTTCCGTTGATTCCTGTTATAGTTTGCTCATACTGTGCTCCCCATTTGTTACCACTAGCATCGTAAATTTGAGTAATATCTACCCCACCTTGACTATTACCTTCAACAACACTAAAACCAAGTTTATCTTTAGAGATTGTAGCGTTTTTCAGCATGTCGTTAACAATTAATCCATCTGTAATTGCATCGGCAGTAATGCCCTGGGATGTTAATATTATTGCACCTTTATCATCTTTAACAATGATTGAAGGAGAAGAGTCTGTTCCATATCCAATCTGAATACCAACTTTTCCATCCGGATTTAAAAACTGCATAGTTGATCCATTCATTACGAGGTTTCCATTGTCAGAAAGGATTCTCATTTTATCAGAAAGAGTAATATCACCAGCGACCAAGTCAGAAACTGTAATATTGTTTGCTACAAGATTAGAAATCCATGCTTCATCAATTTTAGTGTTTTTAGCATTTAAGTTAATGAAAAAACCTGTTTCAGTTGAGGAAGTACCAGATAATAAGGTTTTAATGTTTGCTACTTCAGTTGTTAAATCCTTAAACTCACCAACATTAGCAATAACAACTCTTGCGTTGATATAATCGGCATCAATATACTTAGAAAAGAATTTCTCAAACTCAGCCTCAGTACCAACGATCTTATTTACTTTTGTTAAATTTGCGGTAATATTAAGAACACTGTTAGGTTGACATTGAATGTATTCACATACATTGCCAACAGCATCAGTAAAACCGGGAGAAGAAGTTAATTGACCGGTCAAAGCTTTTAATAGCTCTGGAGTAAGAATTGCATTTATACTCTCATCTACGCCCGTGTAGGTATTAGATTTAATAGAATTTCTATTGTTCTTTGTAGAAGAATTTAATAAGAATACTTCATCATCTCGTTTTGCTTGAGACTTGATCATATTTGTGAATGAGATTTCAAATTTCTCTGACGGATCTCTTGGATTAAAACTAAATGTATACAACCTAAATTTTTCTAAATTACCATGTCCACCAAATTCATTTCTATCATCAATCTCCAGCCAGATATAGTCTCCAAGCACCAATTGGTTTAAATAAGGGGAGAAGTTCTCATCACATAATAAATTCTCAATCTGAGGAGAGTAGATATATTGTGGCTGACTTTGTGAAGACAGTTCTTTAACTGCAGCCTGATATAAATCTTCAGCTCGATCAACATAGGTTTCAATATCATCAAGGCTTGTGATTAAATAATTTTCATTTACATAGTCGGTTGTAACATAAAGATTTAATACCGTTTTCCCAAGGGTATTATAATTTCCTGTGTCGTCTGTAAACCCAAAACTTTTATTTTTCTTTAGACTACATTCGCCAATTAGGGGAGTACGAGCATTTAACTTATCTTCAACTTTTTTATTTGCGGCTTCATATTCGGACTCACGCTCTTGTAAAGCAGCTTGAGCATCAGTCAAATGCTGACTGTACTCTTGATAAACTTGGTAATAGTCTGTTGTGTTTTCAGAAACTTCGTAGGGTTTATCATAGCCATTTTGTTTTAGGGTATCTAATGTGTTCTGATAAGATTTGATTTTAATCTTTAACTCATCAACTCCATATAATTCCCACTGGGTTTCCCATTTGTCGATCGGCTTTACCTTATCATCATCAGACTTGTAAATGTTATCAATGGCAATCTTAATGTTAGGAATAACTCCATCAACATAAGCAGTATAAGTATACCAGCAACCATCTTTTCGCATCTGAAGTTGTAATTCATCACCTGTTAAAATGGTCTCATATGTGCCGTCTTCTTTTTTAATGGGCTCACCGTTCTCATTCTTTTTAGCATATCCATACTCTAATAAAATGAAATTAACAGCATCTATATAGATGTCAAGTTGCTTTTGAAGTTCATCTTCCTTGAATGTATCCCAATCAATTTTTAAACCATCATTAGGAACACGATTTTTAATTTCAGCAGCAACTTTCTTGTACTTGCCCCACATTCTAGTGAGATAAGAATAATACTCTCTACGAGTCATTTCTTTTGAACTTCCATCATCAAGAGTATAAGTTACTTTTTCGTTCTTGGTACTATCCCAATGTGTTCCTCTATATTTCAAATAAGCTTCATATTTGTCAATCAGATCCTTAGAAACCAATGGTTCTTTAAGAACATATGATAAATTGTCAATGGTAATTTCACCAAAGTTTACATATTTAATATCAAGATTCTCTCCACCGGCCACATTAAACTGTGTATAGACATCATTTGTTGCAGCGGTTACACTTAAAGAATCAATATAGTTTGTTGTGCTTAGAGAAATACCTGTATCTTTACCAAGTTGACTGATATGATAACAATTGATCGTCCTATTTAATATGTCAAATGTGAACACGCATCTATAAGCCTGTGCTACTTTCTGAGTTAAGAAAGCATAAACATTAATAGACTCTTCTTCAAATGTACCTCTTACGAAGAACCATTCGTCTTCTCCGTTCTCATTTTGCCTCTTATAAGGAATAAGCCATTTGGTATTTCCCTCTTCATCAATATAAGATTCATCGACATGTCCAACAGACCACCCCGGCAATTTTTCAAGGACTAAATCTAATAAACTTAACTGACGATTATCAGGATCATATAAAGCAACATAGCGCTTTAAGATTTTATTACCTGTTAATTTATCTTCGATAACATTCCCATCAGCGGTATATTCCTTACTTCCTGTTTTTCCTGTATTAACATAGAAAGTAACTAAATCTTTATTCTCTAGCTCAACATCACAAGACTCAGCTTTGACAGTCTTCATCTCTGAATATCCATCAAACTGAACACTTGGGCCCTCAGTGATCACAAAGTATCCGATACGATCTATATAAATTTCCATTCCTTTATCTAGATATTCATATCCATTCGATAAGACAAAATTTGCATCATTGTTGACATCAATATATTTTTCTACACTAAAACTTAATTCCCATCTATCATTAAGAGTAGCAGTGAGAGAAGTAGTAGAAGTGTCAATGCTATTTAAGGCGCAAATTGCCTTGCCTTCTGGATTTACCAGATAAAAATCATAAGGCTCTGTATGATTGAAAATGTCTTTTATAAATTCCAATTCACTCTCACGCCTCCTTTCTGAATTTAAAAAGCTCCAACCTTCTTAGGTTCGAGCCACTTGATTTTTATTTTGCAACGACCTGTGATTTCAATCCGGTTTTCTCCTGGGACAAGTCGTAACCAATATAATTTTTGTACAGTGTCCATCTTGAACACATTTGATAATACAATTCCTTTTCCATTCAGTTTAATAACTTGATGCTGACAATTAATCTCATAGTTACCTTTTGTGTCCCATAAATGCATCGTGCTGTTGTTGTCTGAATGATTTGTAATTTGAAGATCAGTCCAAAGCTCAGGACTTTCAACTTCAATAATAGGATAAACATATTGTTCTAGTTCATCTGATCCACAATCAAGAACTAAAGATCCATTATGATTAGGTGCTTCTAGTTTGTTTGTTAGATCAAATAAATTGCTTTCTTTTTCTACAAATCCATATGGCGCATTACACTCAAAGTCAATCTTTAAGCCAGCAATTCCTCCAGCAAGAGCAGGAGTAACCTTAGTAACAATGGCATAATAAACGACATCATTCTTGCTGCCATCACAGCCATAAAACTCTAATTTTCTATAGCTCTTAGGACTTGTTAACCATCTAGTGACTTCAGATACTTCATTCTCAGTAAATCGTTTCTGATCCTCATGAAAAAGAGTAATCTGAAATCCAAGTTTTCCCGAATATTTTGTATTATAAGCATGATAGATATTACGATTCATAGTAGTTGAACCGCTTACGATCTCTCTATCAAGACCGAATGAATCTTCAGATTTATCAATATACCCGATGATCATTTTATGTGAAAAGTCCGACAGACTTTTATTGTTATAAGTAAAACTTACTGCATTTGAATACATAAAGTCTCCTTTCTTAAAAATTATCCTGTAAGATGTACAAGCTTGTTTTTTAACCTTTACTTTTGGAAGTTATTGTCATATAATAACTTTATTCGTATTTTATACGATGTCTGAAGGGATTGTGGTAGAAAGTAGGATGAGCCCCATGAGCCCAACTTTGTTTGACATGTTAGGTGCAGCAGCTAATGTTGCAACTATCGTAGGATTTGTGCTTTATTTATTACATAAATAACGATACTTAAAGACAAGAAAAAGTATAAGACTTTATGCTAGATTCATAACATCTACACACTCTAATGCCCAACGGTGTGCCGGATTGACGATAATAAAACCCACATGATAGATTAGGCGGAAATAGTATAAAGGCTGTTGCTTTTTAATCCAAAATTATTGAATCAAATGACCATATGTGTTATTATAATTTTGCAAACAAAGTTAAGGAGCATTACACTCAACCACTTTAAACCAAATTCAGTAAGAATGGGCATCTTACAGGAATTTGTATGATGATTTAAAGGATAATTAAAGGAGGACAAAAAACGGATTAGTGTTTTGAACTTACCCCTAACGGGTTAATCCAATCATCAAAAACCGACCAGCTGCATAATTGAGCAGCACAAGAAGAGACACTCACTATTTACAGTGGGTGTCTTTTTCTATCTTTATAATAAATTTCCATCCCTCATAGAAGCAATTTCTTCCCTGATGTACATAGACTTCATTTCAGGAGTCAGCTCATCAAAAGGAGTTAATCCTTCATCATCCATATAATTCATCAGAGCTCCCAACGAAATTGAATACAAACTATTCTTGCATTTCATTCGCACAACTCCGATTAATAAAATTCCAATAATAAGTAATAATAATAAATTAATTTCCATAATTTCCTCCAATTTTAAAAAGAGCCCATGTTTTCACACAGGCTCTACATTATTTACCGATCGTAGGTTTACGACCAATTTTGTGATATTCTTTTAGTTTGTTAGCTTGCTCTTGATCATAAACCTGTTTTGCAACAACCTTAAGATCATTCAGAACACTCTTATCAACCATTCCTCCAGATTCTACTTTGATCAATGCATCATAATAAGAAGAGAAGTCTCCAGTACCAGTCATAATATCTTTTGTCTTAGAGGCTTTAACAACTGATTCAGAAATCTTAACAGCTTGTTTCAGCACATCAGATGTTTCTGGTTTCAGTAAGATTTCGTCTCTACGAACAGTAGCAATACCATGATCATGATTACCTTGGATTACACCATTAAGTTTAGAGATTGGTATTACATCATCAATGACACCACCATTTCTTACACCTGCTGCTTTAAGTGCTGTTAGAATCTTACCTGATTGGTTCTTAGAATATTTGCCATCGCTACCTTTATAAAATGTTCCTCCCTTTTTGGAGTTTTTCTTGGTAATTACACCAAGTTTCTTTCCAAGGGCTTCCATTCCTTTAGGATTATTAACAACATCAAAACCACGACTAGCCAAATAATTGTTTAAGGCTGACCAACTTTTCAATTGAGCTTGTGTGTAAGGATTTCCAGTATGAATTTTTAATCCATACATTTTACCTCTTTTTTGCTGATTAGTTAATTGAACCGTAACAGCAATATTGGCGCTTACTCCATTAGAGGCTGTACATGTTACCATAACTGTTCCTTCATAATCGGCTCTTACAGCTGTAATGGTACATGAAGTACCTGATCCATTAGCTGTGACATGGCTTGAATCTTTAGATGACCATTTAAATGATTGACCTGACGCATCTGGTGGAGTAATCTTTGTAATATTAACAGTTCTACTTTGCCCAAGATTAAGAGTAAATCCATAGGTACTTAATTCGAATGATACTATGCCATGTTCCTGCTGTTCAGGTGTTTTCATAGAACCACTAACACCACTAGCATTTCCAGTTTCAACTTTTGAAGAATCAACCTTAGAACCTGTAATACCAGTTGTACCAGTTACATTAGTATCAGGATTTGCAATATTATTAGTCACAGAGCTGTTCTTGTTCTGAGTATCTTTTGCGTTCTGTTCAGGTGTCTTGCCATTAGCAGAGCTATTGTATTCAGAATGATATAACTCACTTAGTCCATTAATAAGTCCAGAATTAATAGCAGTGTCATTGATCTTCTTAAAGACATCAGAATAAGAATCTCCAACCTGTTTTAAGAACTTGCTAATAAGCTTAGATTGTTCATCCAGAGAACCGCTTAAAGATTTAAGCTGTTTATCCAAAGACTCTTGTAATTTTTCAGTCAGATCATCGTATCCTTGGGATTCCATAGAATATTGATGTTCTTTCTTAGTATCATCCATTTGTTCCTGAGCATCGGCAATCTGAGCGTCTAATTTGGCTCTTTGCGCTTTCGCAGCTTCACCTTCAACACCTTCTAAAGCAGCACGCTGGGCCTCAAGAGCTTGCAGATCTTTGGTCTGACTCTTGATGTTTTTATCATAATCATAATATTCTTTCTTACGATTTAAAGCCTCTTTACGCTTATCAATAACTTTAACCAGAGCATCAACTTCAGCTTGCATCGTTGCCTTACCAAGTTCTATAATTTGATTCTTATAGTCATTGGTATTTGTTGCAGCCTCACGAAGTTGTTTATTGATTTCAGCTAACTTACTTTCAAAAGCAGAATCTCCAATTTGATGATCGTCATGTAATTTATATAAAGCATTTCTTTGTTCTGCCAGATCGGCCATATTAAGCTGTTCTTGGCGCATACTATCACTTAGAAGAGCAATTTTAGCTTTACCATCTGTAGTCAGTTTACCTGTGTCAGGATCGTTTAAGTAGTCCTGATTCAACATATTCATAAGATCGTTGTTTTCATCGATACGAGTATTTCTCTTATCAATCTTACGACTGCTTTCATCAAGAGGGATCATAATAGCTTCTTGACGTAACTGTTCATTCTTTTCTCCTAAAGAATCATTCTCTTCACGTCTTGAATACCAGTCATCATAAAGCTCTTTGTATCTTTCAGAATCCTTAGTAACCTTATTCATCAGTTCCTGATCGGTTTTCATGATCTCAACATTGACAGCAGCCCTATCATTGTTTTTAGCGATCTGATCAGTTTTTGACTGCTTAGTAGCATAGTCTCCATGAGCTTCAGCCATAGAAGCAGTATGTTCTAAGGCAGTAGCAGCATGTTCAGCTTCATCTGCAAGTCTTGTAAACTTATCAATTTTGATCTGATCAATTTCTTTTCTTGCATTTGCAATAGCAGTATCAGTATCAGCAATATTATTCCTAAAAGTTTGAATCTGGGCTTCATATGTGTTCTTTTGTTCATCTGTTAAGATTCCCTTTTTCTTAGCCTTATCATATTCTGCCTGATATTTATTCAATTCTTGTTGCTGAATATTTCTCTGATTTTGATATTGTCGAATCTGATTGTTTAGATTAGCTGTTTTATTATCAAAAGTATCTGAACCCTGAGCAATATTAAGATCATTGATCTTTTGATAGTTCTCTAGGATAGCAGACGTTTTAGATGCCATAGCATCATAATAACTAACAACCTTTTCAAGCTTGGTTTGTACCAGTTCTTGTTGTTGTTTCTTAAGCTCCTCAACTTGCTGTTTGCATTGTTTAGCTTTATCATACCAGTTCTTATACTCTTCAACAGCACTACGGATTTTATCATTACTAATAGTTTTGATATCAATAGACCCGTTACGTACTTTTTTAAAATAAGATTTTAGAACTTTTTGATTCTTAGCTTTTGAAGCATTTTTTGTTTTAGGAGCTTTCTTAACTGCTTGTTTTTCAAAGCTTTCATAGAATTTCTTATATTTCTTATAACCTTGGGTATTAGCAGTGATAGAAGAACCAACACTCTTTAAAGCATTATCATAATCGCTAACAGCAGAAGTAAGACTATGAACATTCTCAGCTTTAGCTATCCAAAGATCAGTAGCAGCAGTAAGATTTTCAATCTTTACTTCAATGAAATCAAATGCTTTACCTATTTTATTAAGATAATTTTCAAGAGCTGATTTCTTAGATTTAGATTTGGTTTTTTTCTTACCGCTTCCAGAGCCAGACTTACCAGATCTTGAACTTCCAGAACCGGTTTTAGATTTACCAGAAGAAGTAGTTTTCTTCTTTTTGTGCGTAGTAGTTTTGCTACCATTAAATTTAATTTTAATTCCAGCAGAGTTAGCATGAGCAGATCCATGAGCAAACGCTCCTTCGCCACCAACAATCTTAGCTCTACTTCCTGTCTTTCCTTTGTTTAGGAGTTCTTTTGTTTGTAGGTGATTAAATACTATATCACCACGTTTGAGGTTCACAAATTCTGGGCCTTGAGACCCTACTGTAAACCATCTGTTACCACGTCAATTATGTTTTCATCGGTTCGCAACACCGACAAGAGTTTTCACTCCTCATGCTTTCACATGAGTTCAGACTATATCTTTTACCTGATTTTTTTGTATGATTTGTTTTGTGTGTTTGTATGATAAATTTGTGCATGAAAAAAGAGCAGAAGTAAGAATACTTTTGCTCTTTTTTATAAGATTTTTAATAATGGTTTAAATAACTACTATCCCATGTAATGGTAAGGTCTGAAATATTTCCACTTGAATTTTTCTCAATAGTTAGAATAACTTTACCATATTCACCACTTTCAGACGATGTTATATAGCTATTGTCTTTCTCAAAAGAATAATATACAACAGATTCATCGTCTTCTTTTTCCCAATCGGAATCATAAGAATTTGACTTTTTAGGTTTTTCTCCATCAACTCCCAATTGAGAAAAAGCATATTTTATATATCTTAAATCCTTGTCCTCTGTAGGAGACCAGCTTATTGTGGTGACATAGGGCCGATATCGATCGTCATATTCATATGATACTTGACCTCTTATTCCTCCTAATTTATAATCCTTACCACCATAAGCTATGTGGCTTTCGTAGTCATCATCTTCGGCTGTATTTTCTATTGGGGTCCCGATTTCTTTGTCTGTTAGATCTCGGCCATAATTATCTAAAACCTCTTGTGTATAAAACTCAATTATTGAGTCATCAAATTTTTTTGCAAAATCTTTTTTGCGTATATTGTCAACTTTGGGAACAATTATTCCAAAAACGATAAAACATATTAAAATACAAATACTGCCGATTTTCAACCAATGTTTTCTTTTAGCTTGTTTTTGCTTTTCCCAAGATTCTGCTATTTTTTTTAATTTTGAATTATAATCATTTAGCTTTTGATTTAAATAATCCTCGTTTAATGAGAATATTAATTTTTTAATGCCTTTTTTGCATAGATGACATTCTGTTTCATTTATAGAATTTACACCTCCACATGTACAAATCCATAGTTCATCCATTTCACAGGGAGCATATATGTCCTGTTCAGTGCAATTGTTTTCTCTACGATATTGATTAAGTAAATCAGGAGTAAGAACACTTTCTATTAATTGTGGATGGAGTATAGATGCTTTTGTCATATTATTATTAGCCCAAACATAAAGTTCATTATCTATAATATATTCAATTTTATTTATAATAACATCTATTTTAATTAGGTCTTTTCCATTAATATATATCGGTGTTTGTTCTCCAAAGCAATAATCTCTTTGTGCCTCAAGATTACAGTATTTAAAACTTTGCTGCACAATTTTATTATCACCAATGTTTTCAAGACCAATGAGGCTAATCTCTATGGTCTTAATAGTAGCATTTGTGATATTTTTAAATTTTATTTGTCCAAGATAACTTCTTTTACACTGATCATACAATAATCTTTTTCCGATTATAAAAACTGGACATGTTTTTACATAGTTAATATCTGAAGATTCGTAAATTATATCAAATCTATTATTACTCATCATATGCCTCCTACATTGGTGGGAGAGATGCATTTTCTTGATAAACAAATCTCTCTAAAATTATAATAGTTTCATCTACAGTTGAATTAACTGCACCGCCGAAGCCACCAATTCCCAATGCCTTACTTTCCCTTCCTAATTCATTTGTTGTTACACATTTTACCCGCCATCCGTTTTTTCCCATGTTATTTAAATAATCTTTTAGTTTTGGGATATTAACTCTTCCATCTTCATCTTGAAGAGCAATAACTTCATATTCATAATATCCTTCTTTAAATTCTTTCATACATTTTTCCCTCCGTAATTTATTTATAAAGCAATTATACAGCATTCTACATGTTTTTCATAGAGAGAATATTTGTTTATCATATTTATCAGGTAATTTATCATTTCGATTTAAACATTACTGTACCGCCATTAGCTTGCGGCTCTACTCCTCATAAGAGGATAGTCGTTGAACCTTATCCTATTCGGATCTTGGTTGCTGATTGTCCATTGTAGCAGAAGCAGGGGATTTAACCTCGCTTCCATATAATTAATTTTTTTTACTTTCGTAGCGTTCACATCTAGGCATATTTCATCCTTCTGTTGTAGCTTAATTATCTTTAAGACTTTCCAGCAATTAGATAAATTTTCACATATGTATTACTACATAAGGTCGCATATGTGGTTTATACGACAAGTTCGTCTCCTAATTCTCCTGTAAGAGCTCGTTCATCTTGTTTTAATCCCCAATCGCCACCATTGGCGTGAGCATTACCAACAGATGATTTGAGTTTATCCGTTTTCTCTTGTAAATATTTGTTCTTTTCAGCCTGTACAATAGAATTGATTTCTGATAAATCAGAGATTCTTGTTGTTCCCATCGCAAGAGCACGGCTTCCAAGTTTCTTAATTGTTCCGTGAGCAAAAGCACCAAATTCTTCAATATCATCAAGCTCATTATCATACCAGTCTGTTAAGTCATCGACAGTACCTTGAGCAAAAGCATTTGAATGCGGAATAAAAGATCCGTGTGCATGTGCTGTACCATGGGCTTGTGAG